GGTATAGGAACAACGAATCCCGCTACAAAATTTCACGTTGATGGTAATGTGGTGTTTTCAGAATCGGGTGACCACATGAGACTTAGATTGGTCGCAGATGCTACTGATCAAGCAATAATATACTTTGGAGACCCTGCTAATAATTACCAAGGAAGAGTAGCCTATCAGAATAGTAATGATTCTCTATATTTTACTACCGCTGGCGCAGAGAAAATGCGTATTATGAGCGGTGGCAACGTTGGTATAGGAACAGCTAATCCACTCTATAAATTACATATAGCTGGAACTACTTATGTAAACGCTGGCACATTATTTATAGATTCAGGTCAGCAACTATTATGGGGAAATAGTAATCAAGGCATAAAAGGCACAAACGATACTTCTTTAGAATTTAGAACAGGAGGTAGCACTAAAATGCTTCTTGATAACTCTGGTAACGTTGGTATAGGAACAACTAATCCATCTACTAAGTTACAGATAGGATCAAGTGGAAGCCTAGGATCTACGACGAACAAGGTAATAAATACGACTTTTGATAGCGGTTACTCGACAACGAATTCCTTACAATACCAAGTTAATGCCCACGTTGGCACGACTACAAGCACCGCAGATATATTTACTCAAACTTCAGGAGAAGTATTAAAAAACTTTTACGTAGGTCTTGTCGCTCCTAATAGTTACTTTAATAACTCTAGATATAGCATAACGCAAGGTGGTGCAGAAAGAATAGTTGTGCTGCAGGGCGGTAACGTTGGTATAGGAACAACTAGTCCTGATGAAAAGCTCCATGTAGACGGCTCCTTTAAGGTCGGGGATTACATGAAGATGGTTTCTTCTTCTGGTTATATGGGCATGATAGGATTCAATAGAGATGTATCTAGTGGTGCTATATATAATTCTTCTTACGGCGCTTATCAAATCCACAACAATAATGGGAAACTATATCTACAGGTTTACAACTCTTCGGGAGTTAGCGTCACTCAACACGCTTTTGATAACAACGGCAACGTTGGTATAGGGACAACGAGTCCAGCTTACAAACTTCAAATACATGATGGAAACGCCGCTATAACTGGTGGGACAAGTTCTAATTTGTTTTTAAATATAAACACGAATAAGCTTTACGGCGACCAGAATGGTGTGGTTATTTTAGAAGCTTACGACAACTTAAGATTGCAGACGCAAGGCTCAGAGAGAATGCGTATTACTTCTGCTGGTAACGTTGGTATAGGAACAACTGGTCCGTCTCAAAAATTGCAGATCAATGGAGTTGAAGGTTTACCAGCAACAACAGGAACTTCTCAAAACGGTCTTTTGAGGCTAACTCCTAATTCACCAACCAATGGAGAAACATTGGATTTTGGTATGAGAGTCTCTGGTTCAGACAGTTTTGGTTGGATTCAAGCTACTAATTTCGGAAATTTAGCGACAAATTATGATATAGCGATCAATCCAAATGGCGGCAACGTCGGTATAGGAACAACTAGTCCGAATGCAAAATTACATGTTAATCACGCTAGTGACGCTGGTACTTATGCCCGTTTAAGCAGAGGGACCACAAACATAGATTTTGATTTAGGTGCTGCATACGCAGAAATAACATCCACAATTAAACAATTCAGAGTCGGAACTTCTGACGCACAAAGTTTTCATTTAGTTTCTAACGACAGTAATAGATTAAGTATTACTTCCTCTGGTAACGTTGGTATAGGAACAACTAGTCCAAGTGAGAAGTTAGATGTAAATGGAGCAATTAATAGTACAAGTCTGCATGTAAATGGAATTGATCAACATTCATCTACAAGGTACACACTACCATCTCAAAGCGTTAGTTTTGCTAGAACAGCAGCTTCTAATGGTAGTGATCAATGGTTCAAGATATACAGCGGTGGTGGTAGTACGACTTTAATTCGTTTAAATATTGTTTCTGGAGGAGACAATACACAATCCAACGATGAATTCTTGATCTCAGTAGCTGGTTATGGTTTCAAACACCATATACAGAGATTACCAGCAGGTAGATACAACGGATCTAAACTATTGGCTATAGCTACTACAAATCCAAGTGCAGGAGGTACAGTAGAGATTTGGGTTAAGCTTGATGGGATGGTATCAGGAAGCGCCACTACTTACATTTATGCGAATGCAGGACTAGAAAGTAGTTCTAACATTTTGTCTTCTGCTACAGGGACAGCACCAACTATAACAAGTAATGGCACTCAATTAGATATTGGCGCTACTCAAAGAAACGAAGCTACTATAATGGCATCAAGAGGTGCTACCTTTGGCGGTAACGTTGGTATAGGAACAGTTAGTCCAAGCGCACCTCTAGATATCTCATCTAGTGCGACAGGAGGGACTACTATCGAGTTAGATAACACATCTACAGGAGGACGTAATTGGACTCTATACTCTTCTGGATCGGGAAATAGTTTCGGCGCTGGTAAGTTTGCTTTGTACGATGCAGATGCAGCAAGTGTGAGAATGCTTGTCGATACGTCTGGTAACGTTGGTATAGGAATAACCGATCCAGATCAAAAGCTAGATGTTAATGGCAATATAAGAATACCAAACCAAGGGAAGATTGTTTTTGGATCAGCAGGGACTGCTACTGATTACTTGCAGCTACATGATGTTGTCGCAGGAAACCCTCTATTAAAGTTAGTTCAAGATAACGTAGAAAGGTTTTCTATTGAAGGCGTTACAGGTAATGTTTATATGCAGGGCAACGTTGGTATAGGAACAACTAGTCCAGCAGAAAAACTAACAGTCATTGGTGACATCTTAATCGACAATGGTGGTAATTCTACTTTGTATCTCGGCAAAGGAGCTGAAGGCGTAGATGGCGTAACTAAAATCAAAGCGGTACAGACTGGTGCAGATACAGACCAGCTGGGAATAGCTTTTAATGTCCACCCTAATACAGCAGGGTCAGCGGTTTCAGAAGAAGCCATGCGTATTGATCATGATGGCAACGTTGGTATAGGAACAACTAGTCCAGCTGCACTTCTTTCAGTTGGAGGAGGAAATAGCACACCATCATTAGGTGGAGGCACTATATTGACCGTAGACATGACTCAAGGCGCAGGTAATTATGCGAGCATGGCTATTTTAGCTGGAAATGCAGGTAGATCTAGTTTATTTTTTGGAGATTCTAATGCTGAACAAAGAGGTGCGTTTGATTATCGACATGCAGATGATTCTTTATCTATAAGCACAGCAGCTTCAGAAAAAATTAGAATAACATCAGCAGGTAACGTTGGTATAGGTACAACGAGTCCATCAGCACCACTGCATTTATATCAACCTTCTTCTACGGGAATGAAATTCGGTAGAAGTGGACATGATACTATAGAATTAGCATTAGAAGGAAGTAACAGATTTGTCGTTAATAATGATACAGACAATACTAACCTTCTAGCCATAATGTTGGATAGCGGCAACGTTGGTATAGGAACAACTAGTCCAGAAGTAAAACTTCATGTAGGGACATCTACTTTAGGAACTTCACCTGATACAAGTGCAGATATAATTTCTTCGGGGGGCATCACTATAGAAGATGGCAAGAGGTTATCTTTTGACACTGATTATTACGTTCATGCTAATATGAAGTATAATTCTTCTAATCCTGTTTCTGAAGGTCAATTAGAGATTCAGGGCTATTATGGTATCAATTTCATTACAAGGGCTACTTCTAGAATCATCATTAAGGGGAATACAGGTTTTGTTGGTATAGGAACAACGAGTCCAAGTCAAAAGCTTCATGTAGAGGGTAATATAGAATTAACGTCTGGTTTTCAAATTGGTTCTAATAGCGGGAGTTATTGGCAACGAATAAGAACTGAAGATGCCGCCGCATCTACGACTAACGCTTTCAATTTTGAAACAAGGAATGGTTCAGGCTCTTTCATCAAACACATGGTGATACGGAACGACGGAAACGTTGGGGTAGGTAACGCTACTCCGGCGGCCAAATTAGCCGTTGAAGGAACCATTGCCCATAAAGTATACACTGTAGCTACGCTGCCGTCAGCGTCGCCAGCAGGTCAACGGGCTTTCGTGAGCGACTCCTCATATAGCGTGTCAGCCGCCCACGGATTAGTTACTGTCGGCTCAGGATCTAATTTCTGCCCAATGTATTCTGATGGGACTAACTGGAGAGTGGGCTAAACAATTTTTTAACCAAACCAAACAAAACTATGCCAATAGAAAACGAAAACCCGCTGGTAATACCAGCCGAAGCCGAAAAGACACTCTCACAAATCTGGGTGTCCTCACTAAATGTAAACGTCCCTACCGCCTCTGACGGGTCACTCTATTTACAGCTACGCCCGTGCGACGCTGCGACTGGAGAGATCGCTGATGAGGAATATGCGAAAGGTTTGCACCTAAGTTTCTGGGAAGTCATCTCAGAAGTGCCGGAAGCCGCCGCCGCGATGCAGTCTGTATTCGACGCTGTGCCTGCTATCGAAGCGTTCTACGATGCTAAGATGGCTCCACCAGAACCAGAACCTCAACCAGAGCCAGAGCCAGAGCCAGAACCAGAGCCAGAACCAGAGCCAGTTGAAGAAGAAGACGAAGAAACGCTTGCAACGGACGAAGAATAATGCAAACCTCCGTCCGTATGGACGAAAATATCGAACTAAATCTAAACGCTAACGAAGCCAACGCACTCATCAAGCTGATCGATCTTGCGACGAAAGCCGCAGGACTTCAGGTCGCTGAAGCCGCTGTTCACCTTACAAAGAAGCTCCAAGAAGCTGGAGCGTCTCTGCAAGAAGAAGCGGCTGAAGAAGGTGAGGGTGAAGGCGGAGAAGCCTAAAACCTAATCACATCATGGCCCTTAATCCCTCCCCGCAACGACAGTCAGTCGTTACATTCCCTACACCGAATGTTAACGACATCCTCTTTTTTGAAACCGTTGATGCGGAGAGGGTTGGGCCTGATGTTCCTAAATACGGGTCTAGCCACCCCGACTACAAAAAGTGGCCAAACCACCGACTGGTTCATATTGAGGCAGCGGATGACCAGACCCGTTACTACCGTTATTACTACGCGGCTGACCAGCTAGAGCAGGACAACGACAACTGGTCTTATAGTGAGGCTGATATTGGCGGCACTAAGTTTGACGCTGTATCTCGCGATTACGTAATCCGTCGTAGCGAGTTTAGCTCTACCGTTCCTGCAATGGGGGCGGCGATGCCTGATACTCCAACAGGCAAGTTCAGTGGCACGCACGTTCTGGCGGAGCGTAAGCAGATTCCCCTTAACGACAAGATTCTAAACGGCCTGTATGTCGTTGAGCAGCGCGTCTACGTAAAGAAAGTTCCGTTGTCCCGTCTAGATTTTGATGAGTTCTTCAAGACGACGAACGAGACTAAACAGACGCTTTACTATAGAGGAGAAGCTGTAGCAGGATCTACTATTGAAACTTTAGCGGGTTCACCAGACAACGCATACTGGGGAATGGATTCCGGCACGATCCGCACTGTTCAGCAATTGTCGGATAATTGGTTTGCCGTTACTGAGCAGGAGGTTGTTAAATGCCCTACTGGGGGGATACGATCAGATATTCAAACTGTAGCTAGGCAATCTATTGATTCAGCTATTTCAGGCAAAAAAGAAACTGACGGATCTCCATCTAGTAATGTTTTAAATTTATTTAGCACATATACGAGTGCGGCCAACCTTGCCCGTAATACAAACTGTTGGGCGCATAATTTAAAAGGTGTTACTGGTTTTGTTGCTTGGAACGACAGACCTACTGCTTCACAGCAAAACCAGTTCGGGGGTGTTGCAATAACTCCTCGCCACATATTATTTACTAATCACGCACAATATTATGATGGACGCTTGGATAGAACTACTACCCAAGCGAGTTTTGAAACTGGTGATATAGTTTATTTCTGTTCCAAGAATGGCGAAATCTACGCTCGGAGGATCTTATCAATAGAAGCTCACGCGAATGCTACGGGAGCACCGAATTATAGCTGGGATTATGCCGTCGGTCTTTTAGATTCTGATCTTCCTCCGTCTATTGAAGTTGTAAAGGTATTACCTAAAGATGGTTATCAGTATTTCCAAACTGATGAGTTTACTGGTGCGGCTACTTGGACATCTCCGTCTTCAAGTGGGGATATAGTGTTGGCGATGACAACTGATCAAGATGAAAACGCGCACATCCGTAAGATCCAGACTTTAGAGTTTGGTAGTTTTGATCACGACAACCCTGACTCAAGTTATACTGAATTTACTTTAAACGATACGAGTTACCTACACACTGATTGGAATGATTCTTTAGTGGCAGGAGATTCAGGAAGTATTGCTACTATTGTTGTAGGAGACGAATGTGTGCTACTTGGTGTGATTGCTAAATCAACTGGTAAAGGCCCGTTTATTGGTTCACCAAGAAACTTCAAAGACTTAAATGATCTTCTTACTAGGGTTGACGCAGAGTATGCAGCAGCTACAGCAGCTCAAACAAACGTAGCTAATTACTACAGTGAAAACTACCAGATCCAACCAATCGATCTAAGTTTCGATTACAAGAGTTACCGTCCTGAAGAGCAAAGCCAAGGAGTTGGGTGCGCTCGCCTCCGTTACGAGACCATAGTTAACTACGCTTTCCCACCCATCCTACAAGACGTTCAGTTTGACGTATGGAACTTGAGGTCTGGTGGCGCGAGAACTTATCCTAGAGTTCTGTATTCAAAAGGCGCTTTCAGAGGCCCGTGCAAAGCAGTAGTTGATATTAGCTGGTCTACGACTCAACCAGTTGGTTTAGAGGCAGGTGAGAAACCAATACCAGAGGTGATCTCGATTAAGAACCCGTTATTCACTTTAGATATACCTCCGACCCTCCACCCACCGTTATACTTCACTGTAAGTATTAATAGCGACGAGACTTGGAATAACACAGGGGCAGTCTATAACAAGAACGCGACCAACGTAACGACATGGAAGCCGCACATCATATCTTCAGAAGTAAAACCGTTTAGGGGTGGGTGGCTCATGGAAACAGTAACTGTTTATCCTCCATCATGAACCCGAAAGATAGCTCTGATATCTCTCTACCAATACCGTTAGAGGGTGCGCCTGAAGGTCCGCGTGACTTTACAGGTGAGTTTGACGACAACTACGACACTACGACTGGAGGAGTAAGCCCTGAAGATCCGGCGTATAAGCCGTTTCCATTCGCTTTACGTCCTGCTCCTGACGACAAGATCCACATCTACTTCGGTGTTCTGGTCCATCAGATCAACCGGATGGTGTTTAATACGGATGGGTTAGTATCTCAGACTGGTGTATCTAATCCGCAAATCGTCATTCCTTCTAACCTCTCTGCTTCTGAGAACCGTTACAAGTTTTACACACTAGACTTTCGCGGCAATGTTTATCTTTATTGGGAGACTAACAGTTCAGGTGTTGTTACTTCATGTGATATTAGAGGGGATGATGGGAATGGTAATCCTCCCACCCAACAAAATTTACCTAACGTCAACGGCGGAAAGTTCTACGTTAAGATTGGTTATGTAGCCCCTAAAGGGGGAGGAGCTTCGGAAGACGTTGGTTATGAGATAGAAAACCTAGACCAAAACATATCCACTGACGTTTACTGGTTAACAGCTTTTGGTGTTCAGCAAGATTCTTCTACTTCCTCCTCTTCATCTTCATCTTCTTCGTCTGGCTCTGACAAATCCACCGCTATCGTGCCTATGGACTGGCACGACAAAGGATACGGCGCGTTGTTCACGATGGAATCCAATGAGGTTCTCTTTGAGTTCGTGATGAGGGACGTGTTCTTAGAAGGAGCTAATACAGTGGCCCGAATTGATGACAGGTTCTTAGCGGTGTGCGAGCCGGACTCTATGACTGTTACAGGAATCTCTGGCGACAGGGCCGGATCAGTCGGTGCAGTGGTTGAGAAGAATAACGTGATTCTTTCGGCGTGGCCCTTGTCATTTTTACGGCCTTCCAAAGTAACTTTGAAACTGACCGGAACCCGTAAAGGCTTTAGAGGGTTTGACATGCCTGAGCGTAGTAAAGAGCAGTTCATCGCTAACGAGAACTTTATTAACTCAGCTTATCCAAGAGAATAAATGGCAGCACCTAACGGAAAGTGCAGGGCGAGGCTCGTCGTCACTGACGATGGGGTGAGCGGAGACCCCATCGACTTGTATTGGGACGACAGCGTTCAATATTATACTGCTGCTGCGTCTTATACCCTTTATTGGAACGGTAGTTCGGAATGGATAATACTCGATGTGTTTTTCCAGCAATGGGAGGGAGGTTCCAGTGAAAATGATGCTTCGGGAACTTACACGAGCAGTAATTCGTCTTCCTCTTCGTCTTCTTCGTCTACGGTAACCATAGAGGTTACCGTCCATGACTCACCTTGTAGTCCTGCTAGTTCTAGCTCTTCAGCCTCTAGTTCTAGCTCTTCAGCCTCTAGTTCTAGCTCTTCAGCCTCTAGTTCTAGCTCTTCAGGATCATCAAAAAGTTCATCCTCAGTATCTGAAGGAGACGGAAACCCATGAAGAACCTAACTGATTGGTTTGACCGCGTTTACGTGATCAACTGCGCTCATAGACCAGATCGTCTTGAAGAGACGAAGAAGCATCTGGAAGAAACCGGAATGGCTAATAATGACTGGGTTCATTATTATCCTGCTATAATCGGCGACTGGACAACTTGTCCGGCTGACTGGGGATCTGGCAGAGGAGCGTGGGGTTGCTTACGTTCGCATCAAAGGATTCTAGAAGATGTTCTCCATACCAGAGATGACCGCCACAGTATGTCTTTAAACAATGTATTAGTGTTGGAAGACGACGTGATCTTCAAGGAAGACGCTCTAGAAAAGCTCAATGAGTTTATGGAAGATGTGCCAGATGATTGGGGGCAGATTTACTTAGGAGGTCAGCACCGCCGCGACCCTACACCTACTGACTCTCTTAATGTGGTTGTTGGTAATTCTGTAAACAGGACGCACGCCTACGCCGTTAATCAATCTACTTTCACGTCGTTTTACCGTCATATATCTTATGCGACGGACTACCGGAATACTAACAAGCACATTGACCACCAGCTTGAGTTAGCCCACCGCCGTGCAGACTGGCCAGTTTACTGTCCGAAAGAGTGGGTAGCAGGCCAACGAGCAGGTTCGTCGAATATCAGTGGTAAGACTAACGGAATTCAGTTTTGGTAAAAATAATACACCAGACGTGGGTAGATGAGAATATTCCTCACAATATCTACAAACAAGAATGGCAAGATTCTTGGAAAAATATGAATCCCGATTGGGATTATATGTTCTGGACTGACGAAGATAATGAACGGCTGATTCGTGACGACTATCCGTCTTTCTGGGATACCTTTCAGAAGGTTGATAAAGGAGTAGTTAAGTCGGATTTGTGTAGAATACTGTATTTACACAAGTATGGTGGTATTTATGCCGACATGGATTTTATTTGTTTAAGGGACATGACGCCATTGTTAAGTGTGCTAGGTAGTCATATTGTATTGGGGAAGCACAATAATCCTAGACAACCTTTACCTAATGCGTGGATGTATTCTCCTAAAGGAGATCTATTCTGGTTAGATATGGCTCGGGACTCATTTAACGATCTCAGAAACAACGTGACCCGCTCCATTGAGCAAACAGCAGGTCCAGATCGCCTTAATTGGGCGGTTGAGACTCACAAGCCGAACCACACAGAATTAGCTCATAACCTAGTATATCCACGAGCATGGGGTATCGAAGAGTGTGATAAACATGCTTCTAGTGTTGATTGGAGTAATATACAAGATGTGAAAAGAGCCTATCCCGATAGTTTTGCGGTGACCCCTTGGAGCCACAACTGGTAATCTACTGCATTTCTCAGTGATTGACTTTACTTTAGCCTAATTGTAAGGTTATCCCATGCCAGCTTTGACCGTAAAGGCCGTAACTAAAGCCTTATCTGAATACGTTCGGCCTGACGAAGACCTTGTAGCCAAGCTGAATCTAGTCATGCCCCGCCTCTACGCGATGGGGATGTGGAAGGATTTACTCTATGACTGGTCTATCGAGACTACGAACGATTATTTCGCGTTGCCAGAGCATTCTGAGAGCCTTTTAGGGGCTATGCTAGAGGATTCTCCGGTAGAAGCCCGTTCTCAGTGGCATGATTACCGGATCGGGGGTTACGCGAAAGCTGGTCCTTCGCCTATTTTTGGGGTTGTTGATGACGGTTACCACCCCACAAAAGAGGATATAATTTATGAAACCTTAAGTGACGGTGACTTAATCGTAGTAAATCACGTCCAACCCGCGACAACTCTACCTTCAGAAGGGTCTATTACTATAGTTTATGGTCGTAGCACAGACTCTGTGTTTGGGGAAGACTCTGTCGCGACCCACACATTTAATCTAAATGGGGGAAATTTATCTACTCCTAGTTCAGACGTCTCTAGTATTAAATCTATTAGTTTTGAAGACGTTCCAGAGTCGGTCAAGGTCTGTTATGATTACCAAGCAGCGGGGTCTGATCCTGTAACAATTACACTAGCCGTAGTCAAAGGCGACGGTGTAGCCCGCTACCGCCGATTCCGGTTTAGTAATCCCTCCGCTGAGGTTAAGAACATTAAGCTTCTACTCAAGAGAGCGTGGGAGCCAGTCCTCGTTCAAGACGATCTGATCTATCTTGGCAACCTAAACGCTATTAAACACGGCCTTTTGGGCATGCTAGCAGAGGACAACGCTGATTTAGAACGCGCTCAATACCACTGGACGATTTGTCAAAAGCTTCTCGACGAGGAGCTAGACGCTGCCAGAGGAGCCGCCAAACCACGAGTTTCTTTAGATCCATCAGGATCTGGGTCCACCATCCCCAATATAATGTAAAATGTTTCAACACATCACTCACCCAATATCCGGTATCGTCGGCTCTGCCATTGCCTTTATGTCTACTTTGCCAGAAGATCTGGATATGGGCATCCAACTTATCTCGACTTTTCTCGGATTGATTATCGCCGTCCTCTCTGCTATAACAGCAGTTGAAAAATTCAAAAATCGTAAGAAATGATTGATTACATATTAGAAAACAAAGACGAACTCTTCGGAATCGTCACCGCCGTCATCGCAGCCGCGTCCGCTATAGCTGCCCTTACCCCTACACCGAAGGATGATACATTCATCGGCAAGGCGTATAAGATTGTAGACTGGCTCGCTCTTAACGTGTTCAAGGCTAAGGAAAAGTGATCAAGCTGCTCACTGAGCTAATCAAAGCTTATGTTGCTACATTGAACTGGAAAAGGAGATGTTATATTTATGAGCTGGAAGATGAAATCGACGATCTCGCTGCTGACGGCTCTGCTGCTGCCAAGCTGCGTATCGAAAGGCTATCGCGACGCCTCCGCTTTGAACAGAAGTGCGCTCTACGATCCACCAACAATCACGTTGATTGAGGGAGCTGAGTATCAGTTTAAGGAAGGCATCTTCGTCGGTGATGGGCAGAAGTTCCACAGCGATTACAGCTACCGACGCGCCATTATTATCGCGAAATGAGACCGAACGAAATACTCGACAAGATTCTCGAATTGATAGCCGCCTACAGAGCGGCTAAAGCTGCTAAACGTAAGAAGGTAAAGAAGCTCAAGAAAGTCGCTATTTGTGTCGGCCACAGCCGGATCGGCGACAAAGGGGCGAGTTCTGTTGGAGGCGTGGACGAGTGGTCTTATAACAAGAAGGTCGCTGACCTTTTGCAGAACCACCTACGTCATCAAGGGATTCATTCGGTTGTTTTCGACGATTACCCATCAGAGAGTTACGGACGTGCGATGGATTGGATTGCTCAGAGCGTAGCAAAAGAGAAGTGTGATATAGCGATTGAACTTCACTTCAACAGCTACTCAAGCTCAAAAGCAGAGGGCTACGAATACCTCTACTACCATACGAGTAATAACGGACGGCGTTTGGCTGACTGCTTCTGTAAGGCACATTCTGAAACCTTCAAAGTGCAGAAGGACAGAGGCGTCAAAGCAATTGAGTCTGACAGTCGCGGAGCCGGATTTTTGCGGAGCGTCCCACCACCCGCCGTAATATGTGAGCCTTTCTTCGGCAGTTCCCCGAAGGAATGGATTCTCTTTGACGCAAAGCACTCACTACTAGCCGACGTATACGCACAAGCGATTGTCGAATACTTTAACAACGCATGAGAAACTACCGAAAAGAATACGATAATTACCAAGGTAAAAGGGAACAAAAAGATAACAGGAATTCCCGTAACAAAGCACGCCGTAAGATGAAGAAGCTTTTAGGCAAGCAGGTAAAAGGAAAAGATGTTGACCACAAAGACGGTAACCCAAGAAATAATTCCCCAACTAATCTCCGACTTATGAGTAAGTCGGAGAACAGATCTAGAAAGTGAAAACGCTAAAGTCAGTCATGATCGCTGGTCAGCGGATCAAGATCCACAGGACTGAGCTAGATGATTGCTACGGACAATACTTACACGAAAAACGAATAATCCAGTTACATAAGAAACTACCTGAACACGAAATTATACCGACCTTACGTCATGAAATGTTACACGCCGCCTTCCATATCTCTGGCATCTCGTTCTGCGAGAGCTTTCAGGAAGAAGCCTGTATCCGTTGCATCGACGAAGTTTTCTTTCCGGCTTACGAACGAATCCTTAAACGCTTGAAATAATGAGTAAAAGAAAAGTCCTCAAGAAAGTTAAACGTAAGAAATCTAAGTCTCGCGTCAATGAGGCGGGAAACTATACGAAGCCTAAGATGCGTAAGCGTATGTTTAGAAGAATTTTAGCGGGAACAAAAGGCGGTAAAGCTGGCCAGTGGTCGGCCCGCAAAGCGCAGCTACTAGCAGCAAGATATAAAAAAGCAGGAGGAGGCTACAGAAACTAATGAAAAAAGATTTTAAACCACACATGATGTACGACAAAAACGGTAAAGGTTATATGGCCGAAACCTATGAACAACATTTAGCTATGTCTAAAAAAGGATACAAACACAAGAAAACAGCAAAAAAGTCTTCTACTAAAAAGAAGGTTAATAAAATAATTAGTAAGCGGTCTACTCCTAAGTCTGGATACTGATGCCAAAACGTAGGTCACAGAGGTCTCTCGACAATTGGACACGGGAGAAATGGGGAACTAAATCCGGCAAGCCGTCTTTGGAGACAGGTGAGCGGTATTTGCCGAAAGCTGCGCGTGAAGCTTTAACCGACGAAGAGTATGCCCGAACTAGTCAGAAGAAAAGAGAGGGCATGAAGGCAGGTAAACAACACGTTAAGCAACCTAAAAGTATCGCGGAGAAGACCGCAAAGCATAGGAAAACAGCTAAGATCCTTAAAAACATCCGCCGTAGGAAAGGTAAATTTTGATCTATCAAGCACTAGAAAAAATAATTAAACTTCTCCAAGAGATTTTAAAAAACCTTAAGGAAGAAGGCTCTAGCTCTAGTTCTAGCTCTAGCTCTAGCTCTAGCTCTAGCTCTAGCTCTAGCTCTAGTTCTAGTTCTAGTTCTAGTTCTACGCCTTGGCCCCGATTCAAGTATCTAGATGGCGAGTTTAAGGGGAACCTGACAAAGACCCGTACGATGGCTCTTGGCGATGATGGCACAATCCACTCATTAGGTTATAAGTCAGACGTGCATATTAAAACCGATACTGCGGCTGACCGAATCGAGAAACAGGATACGGGATACAAGGGGTTCATCGGGAACGTAAAAGCCTCAGACGGATACACTTATTTCCTGCCTGCTTACGCCAGTTCGATAGCTAGATTGGATAGGAAGACAGGATCTATTTCTGTAGAAAAGAAATTCAGGATGAGTCCGCAAGTGCGGTCAGGAGCCGAAGGAAACAACGGGATAATCTACATGCCGTCATATACGAGGACACTCCAGATCTTCACCTACGATACCAATACAGAGGAAGTATCCTCCTTCACACCACCTAAGCCGAAAAGGCCCGCGAATTTTAACCACATCTGGGGAGCGGCTACTGACAAGAAGGGGGAGGTTTACATGCCGCCCGCGCTTGGAACGAGTGTCGCAAAGATCGACAAAAATGGAGGGTTTAAATATCTAGACGGCCTACCAGTCACGTCTGGTGTATACGGCTTCTCAGTAAAATATGTAGGGGCTACCTATGTTGAGTCGGTGAATAAAATTTTCTGCCTGCCGCGACAAGGTAAAATGTTTTTGGTAATAAACTGCGAGGACGATTCTTACCAAGAATTTAAGTTACCCGAAGACTACCTGTCGGTCGCTAATAAAAACAAAAACTTCCACGGCTATCTTGGGCCTGATGGTTGGCTATATAGCGCATTCTGGGCCGATACGAAATGTTTTCGGATTAACCCCAACACGCTTGAGTTTCAGTGGAAAGATTACGAGGATGACTTTAAGGATGGTAAAGCCACAGTCAAAGAAGGTTCCGGCATAATGAGCCTCGGAACAGGTTACTCGACAGCAGCCTTAGTTAAAAACAACAGCGTTTATTTAGGATTAGCTGGGACATCTAGAGCAATCAAACTTGAGTTTGATGCTTAACCAAATAAATTTTGAGTCGGTTCATACTTTACAAACCTACACCAGAAGATGTCGCTGAAGCGTGCCGAAGATCTGACGCTTTAGGTAATCTTAGGACATCGTTCACTAATGGCAAAGGTAACATGACTGGCTTCTTAGGTGAGGTCGCCTTTGAGAATACTTTTAAACAGTTTAACTATGTTGGAGATAAGTCCTACACCCACGACTACGAATATAAAGGTCTCAAGGTTGACGTTAAGGCTAAGAGCTGCAACACCCCACCTAAGCTAAACTATAATGCTTCCGTTGTCAGGACGAGGTTCAGTAAGTTTGAGGCCGACGTATACTTCTTCATGCGGGTCCACAAAGGTCTACGGAAAGTATGGCTCTGCGGATGGTCCCCTAAAAAATCTATTATACACAAGAAACGATTCAACGAGAGAGGCGAGCGTGACGCAGACGGATTCCGTTTCAAGGCTGACGGCTACAACATAGAGATCAAGAGAACTCGTCGGCCTGATGCGTTCGAGTCACTCCTCATCCGGAGGTAGGCAGTTGTGGTGGATGTGGCCCGTCTTTTTATAGACGGGCCTTATACCATTCGGGGCTACGAAATCTACAAACTCACTGAGAGGGGCGTCCATGTAGGCGTCAACAACTGACGGATCTCCTCCGATTTGTTCAAGGATCTGCCGAAGATCTGTCCAAAACTCACCGCAAAGTTCTTGCCTCCTGATCTGTAGATCTTCGTTTGTCATCCGCTTTATAACCTATATCGTAATTCTCACTCAGGTCAATGCTCCACAATTTACCCCCACCCTGACCTTCAGATGTGATCGGGCGTATCTTTTTATTAACACGACTTGCTTCTTCTAGAGTTATCATACCTCTTCGGCAAAACTCTAGATTACGGGAAGAACCAACATCACGCCCGTTGTTCAAATCGTGAATAGCTACCTGAAACTCAGTAAGAGTGCCGCTCCACATACCCAAGTCAGGGTAAACCTCGCGGCATCTTTTACTGAAGAACTCGACCAACTCTGCAATCGAACTGCGACTACTATTGTCGTAGGCGGCATCGGCGATTGTAGGGTCGATATATGACCTAACACCGAACCGACCAACGTCCTCAACTGGTTGAGGAACCTTCCAGTCGAGTAGAAACTTACCAAAGTGAGGTAGCTCTTGTTCTATAATAGCCTCTAGCTGGGCGTTAGGTGGGAATGATGTTGTAGACGATTCAGCAATCAACAAGGCCATGAGCTTATCACGGTTACTGGTATCCAGAGAAGGAATCACTGACAACGAGTTGGCGTCCATGTTAAGGGATAAGATAACTCGTCCTGTCCAAGGAATCGACATGGCGTCGGCATACTTGGCCATATACTCAACTCTCGGATTAGCTACTGCACGCTTTAGCAGTTCAGTCGCACGTCTCTGGTCTTGAAAGCTAGCTGCTGAGGTCGTATCGTCTATAACCCAAGAGGCGACACGACCTAAGTCTTTGTTGAACTTCGTCTGACCCGACAAATAGTCAGACGCATCAGAGAAACCCCCAACGAGTCCGCTGATAATTTTGTTCGACAATAGCGACTTGCCGCGACCTGTCGGCCCGACCAGCAGCAGAGCTTGTCCCTGTAAAGGAACCCTATCCAAAACCGCAGTGTAAAAACGCTGCATCCACGAGTAAAAGTAATCTAAGGCTGGGTTCTTTGAGCTATCCACAAATAGCTGATTCAACCATTGATGGAGGAACGGCCACTTTGATGGGTCACCGTCAGAGTCGGGGCCGACTGGAACTAGGTTAGAGCAGTTAAGAATCCGGCTAGCGTTGTAAGATACAATACGCTCGTTTGAGAACACAACAGGAGCGATCTCGTCAATACGGTTGTTATTACTAATCGTTAAAACAGCCTCCTCTACTTCGCTGATTGCTCTCCCTCTTCTTACTCTTACAGAGAAACCAGCCTGACGTAGCTCTAGTAGAAGTTGATCTTTCGGGATTGATACAGCGTTACCAAAAAGAAGCTTGTAGAAGCACTTACCGTTAAACCAATATTCGTCTAGTAGAGTAGCTAGTTTTTTAGTCTCATAGTCTTTAACAAAAGCACTACCAAAAATATCGGACCAGCTCATGAAGCCTTTACCAGCTCTGTCTGAATAACAAACGATACCATCCTCTACAACCTGACATCCGTCTCGGTTGATCCCATCATCAATCCAAAATAGTGGCCCTCTGGACCCTACTTCAAAGTCCCCCATCCAGCGATTCGGGAATCGGGATTCAACTTCTTTAGCTACAACATCGATTGGTATAGTCGTATCGTCCGACTCTGGTGGCTTGGAGGTGACTGCTTTTGTTAGAGCCGCTTGAACTATGTCTTTAGGAACTGACCCGTTTAGTTTGGCCCACTCATCCCCTAATTCAAAATATTGGTTGGGGCGTAAAGAACTCGTGTCAAATCCAGCAAATAGCTTATCTACCTTAAGAGATCTGTTCATGTTTGCCATAAATGAATCAAACATAGAGGGATCGATGGGGATTGGCTCATCGAATTCCCAAACTAGTCTAAGGTAACCGCTATATGTTTTAGAGGCCCAAGTTGGTTTGACGGTAGCGGCACAACCGTCCTCGATGATATTAGGCATGTTAGGCCAATCGACGGGTGCGTCGTAGTCTGCTACAACCCCATAAATTTTATGTGCTGGGTTATCGCCTCCTATTCTTTTTGAAGGCGCACGCCCTTCTACAGTAGAGTAAAAAACATGATTAGTTTTCGGGTCGCCACACCATTCACGGTAATCAGCTTTTGATTTGAATTTTGGTTTTTTAGTTGGGAGTTTACTAAGGTCGTCTACTTTAGTTGTCTTTGTGTCGCGTAGGTTACGCAAATATCTGTATGTCATTATTTTTGGTATTGGGTTAGAATTTCTCCCTCTGCATCCAGAGGAATATCGCTAATCCACTCAGGAGGAGTGGACATAATTTGGGTAATTTTTTGTAGGGTCTCTTCAGCTTTATCTTCATCACACTCGCAGATTACTTCATCATGAACGTGGAAGATAATATTTATGTCAGCCTTGTCGATCTCTAACATCATAAAACTGAAAATATCTCTAGCTAGAGCCTGTGAGAGATTCTCAGCGAGGACTCCACCCCATAGTTTCATGATGCGTTTCTGTCCATTCCGGTTGATGCTAGAGACAAACTGGATTCGTCCTTGGGCCAGAGTCTTCCGAAGATTGCCGTAGTTGAGCGACCTTCCTGACGGGAGCGTCAGAGACAGCCGACCAGCATTATATGCTTTATCGACTTCCTTGTCCAGTTTCTTCCAGTAACGAGGAACTTTCGCAATCTTGGTCCTATAAAGATCCACAGCGTCTTGGGCTTCTTTGAGGGGCATATCATACATCTCAGAAAACCGTTTAGCGCCCGCACCGTAGCCGCAGCCTAATACGAGAGCCTTGACTTTGTGCCTCAGCTTTGCGTCTTCTTTCTTCAGTATTCCTTTGTCCTTAGACCACAAGCCGAATTGGATTGCAAACGCTTCATAGATATCATCCGACGCTTCGATTGCGTCCATTGTCTCTCGGTCGCCGGATAGCCAGCACAGCGTGCGGACTTCGATCTGCGAAAGGTCAACAACGACTAGTTTCTTACCTTCAGGAGCAGTAATCAAGTTACGCATATTGACTCCGAACATACCTTCTCTCGGCAAATTTTGGAGGTTTAGGTTACCCCCACTACCACTGAACCTTCCGGTGTGTCCTCCGAAATACATGATACCGCCATAGTATCGGTTGTCTGGCATCGTCGCGTAGTCGAAGCTATCGAGTTTTTTCTTAATCGTGTTGATGCGTCGCCAGTTCGTTACAGCTTCGATCCATTTGTATTTGTGGCCGTGCGCTAGTATCCACCTCTGGGCATCAACATCAGTCTTAGCGAGAGAAGCGGGGGGTTCGATGCCGAGCTTGATGCAGTGTTCATCGAATGCTTTGCGACTGAGTAAGGGCTTTTCGTCAGCCCAAGGAATCGCCTTCTCGGTTTCAAAGATGAGTTCATTGATTGTCTCTTTCGCTTTGCGGAGAGCGTCTATGTCAATAGGGATTCCTCTCTGGACAATTCGTCGGTTTGTGACGCTGATGTCTCGCTCAAACTGAGACCACTTAGACTCGTAAGCCTTCCATAGACGGAGGCAGAGAACAGAGTCCTTGATGGCGTATTCCTCTACTTCCTTCTGGAACTCCTTAGTCATGCCAGTCCACGTCTTACCTGACATGTTATCGCGAGTGGATTTGGAGATCTCTAAGTCGAAAGCTTCCGCAGTTGAGTTCTTCAACGATCTTGGCAGACCTACAGCAGCAGCCATGTCTGCGGTGCAGTGCCATTCGGCAGGTTCTACTTTAGGCCACCAACCATAGTTGATTCCGTAAAGGTAAAGTGTTTCGTCGAAAGATGCATTATGGGATAGGACAATATTGCCGTTAAGCATGGTCCAGTCAAAATCTTCAGGGTGGCCCACCCATTCATATCCATCATCACCAACGACGCTCACCATATAGGCGTCGAAGTCGTAATGGGAAAAGTAACCTAACGGGCCAAGCTTGCGTATAGAGCAGTGCTTGTCGTAGTAGGTTTCAAAATCTAATGCGTATGTAATCATATAAGTTTATTTGTGAGCAGAAAAAGCCCACCGCAAAGACAATGATGAGAAACTCTGCGGCGGGCTTGCTTCTAACTACTATTATTACGAGTCCAAATCTAACTCGGTCTGCTCACCAGTAACATGCTGGAGTGCTTCCCGAACTACCCTCAACTTTCTCAAGTTGGCTCCGACTTGGGAGAGCTGATCCTCGACTTCAGCGATCATGCCGTCGAGCATCTTGATCTCTTCGAGAAGGAGATCACGGGTTTTTTGTTCTTTCTCTTCGTCAGTCACAACTACGCTC